TTCAGGAAGGATACCGGACGCGATCAGATGAAGCGTCGATGCCCGCAGTCCAATCGACAGCCGTAACGCCGATGGACATGCTCAAGATGGCAGTCAGTCAAGGCGCTGATCTCGAGAAACTCGAAAAACTGATGGCCTTGCAGGAAAGATGGGAAGCCAATGAAGCAAGAAAAGCATTCTATTCGGCATTGAGTGGTTTCAAGGCCGAAGGAATCACAGTCGGCAAGGATTCACGCGTGACCTACAAGACCGATAAGGGTGTGACAGATTATGTCCATGCTTCCCTTGGCAATATCTGCAATGTCATCGGCCCGGCACTTTCACGTCATGGCCTTTCGTATCGGTGGGATACCGTTCAGGCCGAGGCGCGCATCAAGGTAACTTGCGTCCTTTCCCATGAATTGGGGCATTCTGAAAAAGTTTCACTGGAGGGCGGTGCGGATTCTAGCGGGGGAAAGAACAACATCCAGGCTGTCGGCTCGACGGTAAGCTACCTTGAGCGCTATACCCTGCTTGCCATCACTGGCACAGCAACCGAGTATCAAGATGTTGATGATGGACGCGGATCTGAAGGCGAGACAGGCGACAAGATGGACGAAGGCGCACTCTGTGATTATCTGTCTGCCATCGAAGCCGCAACGAGCAAAAAGGACATTCAAAAGGCGTACATGCCAGCGCTGATAGCTGCATCCGAAGCAGGGGATCAGGGCGCGCAGAACCGCTTGAATGCAGCCAAAAATGCAGCGATTGCCAAGGTGCCAGCATGAACGAATTGTCACCAGACCGCGTGGGTTGCATTACCGCTTCACGCATCGCTGACATGATGGCCGGAGGGAAAGGACTGACGCGGGCGCGCTATGCGGCACAGCTGGCCGCAGAACGGATGACAGCCATGCCGCATCGCTTCAACTTCACCACATCGGCCATGGAACACGGTGTTGAATTTGAGCCGGTCGCGCGCATGAAATATGAAATCCGCAATGGTGTAATGGTCGCCGGGACAGGAAAGGAATTTATTCTGCACCCGTTTATCCCGCATTTTGGCTGTTCGCCGGATGGACTGGTAGACGATGACGGTATGGTTGAGATCAAGAACCCAGAGACTCATACATTCATCCAGTACGCCATGAATGAGACCATTCCAGACAATTACCGCTGGCAAATGCTGGCCCAGCTGGCCTGTACGCGCCGGAAGTGGAACGACTGGGTAGCTCACGATCCAGACCTGCCGGAAGAAGATGGATATTTGCAGATTCGCCTCACGCCGACCGCAGAGCAAATCGCCAACCTGGAGCGCGAAGTTAGATTTTTCAACGCAGAAGTGGATCAAATTATCAAATCAATAAAGGAGAAAAGGAAATGAATCAACTCGTAAAGACAACAGACCTGCTGACAATCGATCCGAAACATTTTGTCGCGGAAACATATCAGCCATTCACCGAGGCGCTTGAGGCTGCTATCGCCAAGGCCCCAACGCTGACATATGAGATCAGCACAAAGCAGGGTATGACCGTAGCCAAAGAAGGCCGCGCCATATTCCGTGATATTCGGATCGCACTGGAAAAGAAACGCGCCGCAGCCAAGGCCCCAATTCTGGAAATCGGAAAATTGCTTGACTCGCGCGCAAAAGAGATCGTCCAGCGCATCGAGCCATTCGAGGAGCAATTCGACAAAGACATCAAGGTGGAAGAATCTCGCATAGAGGCCGAGAAAGCCGCCAAAGACAAAGCCGAGGCTGAGCGGCAGGCTGACATGCAAGCCGAGATCGACTATATCAGAAACGCGCCGCTTAAATCTGTTGGCGTTTCTTCTGCCGGGATTCAGGAAATTATTGACCATCTGAATTGTATTGACCCGCAAGCTGCCAACTTTGCAGAGCGTGCCGACGAAGCTGTTTTTGTGCGCAAAGAGGCATTATCGCAACTGCAATCCATGCTTGAGGGCAAGAAGGCGCAGGAAGAATTGCAAGCCCAGCAAGAGGCCCAGCGCATCGAAAACGGGCGCATTGCCGCAGAACTGGAGGCCAAGCGTAAAGCCGAAGAGGATCGCCAGCGCGAAGCATTGAAGGAAGAGGCTGAACGTCAGCGCATCCAGGCTGCCGAGATTGCCAAGCAACGTGCCGAACTTGAGGCCATGCAAGCCAAGATCAATGCCGCCCAAGAAGCCCATCTTGCCGCCGAGCGCGCCAAGATGGAGAACGAGCTGCGCGTTAAGGCTGCGGAAGAAGCTAAGGTGCATCGCGAGGCCGAGGCGAAGGCACACGCAGAATATGAGACTGGCATGATGGCCGAACAAGCGAAGATTGCCGACCTCCAGAAAACGCTGGACAGAGGCGAGGAAATCGAAGCCTCCCGCAAGAATGCCCAGCTCAAAGCGCAAGAGCAGCCGTTCAAGTCTGGCGGTATGCCGGTCAAGGATTCCGCGCCCATTGAAACGGTCACGATTTCCAAAAAAGAATATGAGCAGCTTTGTGAGGATGCGCTTATGCTGTCCTGCCTGCGCGCTGCGGGCGTGGATAACTGGGAAGGTTGGGGCGATGCAATGGATGACTATCATCAATCCATGGAGGCAGCATGACCCACAACCCACAGTATCGCAAACCGCCCCCCAGACCGCCTGACATGGCAAAACTCGCAGCGCGTGCGGCTGGTCAGAAAAAGTTTCAAGGTAGCCCCTGCGTTAATGGACATTCTGGCATCAGATATTCATCGACCGGACAGTGCGTTGATTGTCTGCAAATGTACCGTGAGATTCGTAGGCCGAAGCCTCATGTGACTGTTCATCGGATGATGGATTAACGCCTGAATTCACCGGCCGCGCAGCGGTCCGGTGGAATGATGAGTTAGGGGTTTTCGTGGAGATAGGAGGAAGAAAATGAAGGTCAACAAAGAGTTGATGGCAAGAGCAAGGGCGAAAAAGCAATTCGAGGCTAGCACAATTTCTTCGCTAACCGTTTCAGAGTTCCGAAAGTTGATGCAGGAATGTTTTGATGCAGATCGCGCAGAACTAAATCGACGGAAGCGAGAGGACGATGAGCGCAAACACAAGGCGCGGATTGGTGTCTACCCCTAACGCAGAAATAACCGGCTCAGCGCTTTTGCGGAGTCCCGCTTGAGCGTAGGGTTAGCCGCCTTACGCTAAAAGCTAAAACTATTTGCGAAATAGTGTTGACAAGCGCAAAATAGTTTGCTATTATGTTTTCACGGTGATGCAAACGACCGGGCAAATAAGGAGCAGCGAACATGGAAAACCAAAAACTTAATGACGTTTTGGCACAGATCAAAAAAGGCACATGCAGCATGTACTCAGCAAAGCAGAAAATGGGCGACGAATTAACACCTGAAATCGAGGCTATCTTGCGCAAGGCAACCGACGAAGCAATGGATGGCGTTTGCAATCACCAGGACAAGATGCAGCGCGTTATGAGCAGGGGGTTTTAATCATGACTCAATCACAACACTACGAGCAGCAAGCCGATGCTCTTACAGGAGCAGAGCAAGAGCGCGCATTACGCGCTGCGCAGAATGCTTTGCAGCAAACATCGCCAACATACATGGCAGATTTTAAGCGCCTGCAAGGCAAGCTAATTGCCTGCCTTGAGGCTGCGCAATGACAGCAGCGGAGCAATGCAAGGAGGCGGGGCTGAAAAGCCTTGCCGAACTTGCGGAGATGGTGCGCAAGCCCCCTCAAACACTACGAAACTGGCACCGAGACGCGCCGGAGTTATTTGCGGTCGTAGTAGCTGGCGCGGTCGTGATTAAGGCGGCTAACGTGGAATTAAGCGGGCGCGAAGGAAAATTATGACCGAAGAAACCACGCTGAACGCGCTCCGCTTGAATGTGGGGTTAGGCGACAAGATAGGCTAGATATTTAATGCCTATCGTGTAAGGAGCAGTTATGAGCGAGAGTAGCAGACTGTCTTTTTACTTACAGCGTGATGGGTTAGAAGCAACAATAGAATTTGCTGCTAGAACTATGCGCCTATACAGAAAGTGCGTATTGCAAAGTCGTAAGAGAGGCTTCTATGCCCCTCACCATGCAATTTATTTAGGAGAGAGTGATGGACAAGGATGAATGGTTGAGAAGATGTAGCGTACAGTTCCAAAAATGTTCTGGACTACCAGATAAGGATGCACATTATCTTGCTCTCATCGAGCTAGAAGAAGATGTAGATGGTGATTTTGCTGATGATCCAGAAGGGGCTGCTGATTCAGAAATGAGCTATTGGGATGATGACGAATAAAAGGAGAGAATGATGGACAAGCAACGAGAGGAATTTGAGCAGTGGTATGACATTGAATCTCCAGATGTTATACCCAAATACTACAAAATACCTGTAATGGATTACAGCTACGCAGCATGGAAAGCCGCCCAAGCAGCGATGCAGCCGGAGACAGATAGGCTGGCTTCAGATAAAGATGAACTGAATGATTTGGCGGAGAAGCAAGACCAGCAACTCTCCGCCGCCAACCAGCGCAACAAGGAACTGGAAGCAACTCTGAATCAAGTACGAAGCACTTACAATCAGATAATCGCGGAAGATACTGCCACACGAAACGAATACTTGGACGAAATTGCCAAGCTGGAAGAGCGCATACGTGTTGCTGATGCGGAGGAGCCTGTTGGTGAGTCTACGTCTGGAGGAGAAGCTAGAATATACAGCGGAATTCCTTTACCTAGGCTTGGCTCGAAGCTATACCTCCACGCGCAAATACCGGCTGAGGTGGAGTTGAAGGCGAAGATTGCCGAACTCGAAGCCATCATCAATGAGTCGCAGCCAGCCTACAGCAATAAAATTGTACCTGACAGTCAGTGTAAGCAATCAAAGTGTGCCAATGCAACAACCGGATGTGTAGGCCACTGCCGATTGGATGAATTGTCGAAAGGGTTATCTGTTACTTACACCTGTCAACTTGTGAAGGAGAAATGAGATGAGCCACAATATAGAACAGGAGTTGCAGCACCGCAATGATCAGTTGTTGCTACAGCTTTCACTGGCCATGAAGGAGATTGATTTGCTCAAACAAGGCAGGACAAATCAAGGCGATGTAACAGGCGGCACTGTGACGCGGTTTGGGATTGATGCCAGCAAACTTCCATTGGAGATAATCCCTGCCACAAATGGTGCATATGTCTGGTATTCGGATTATGCAGACCTGTATGCTTTATTCCATCCACACTACTAAAGGAGAAATGAGATGAGCGAGAGACACAATTCAGATGGGACAGCAAAGTCCACTACAGCATCAAAACACGCACTGTTACTCAATCGACTTGTTCAAATGCAGGATGCGCCTTACTACGCAACTGCGAAAGACGAACTTGCTTGGGCAGAAAAAATTATAACAGGACAAGAAGATACCATTGAGCAGCTTCAGGCCGAACTCGCATCCGTTACTGCCGGCAAAGTAACCATCGTTAAGGAGAAGTTCTATCCTGCCGACAAGGAGCTTATTGAGCAGCTTCAGGCTGAGATTGAAGGCTTGCAAGCAGCCGCAAGATTCTGGAATGATCAAGCAAATGAGCTTGAGGCCGAGAATGCGGAGCTTAATAAACGTATTGCAGAATTAGAAAATAAGGTATAATTAATTGTCAGTCGGTGGAGACCGCGCAAGTTGAAGGTGCTAACTCACTGGATAGCTGACATCACTCACTCACTGTTAGTTAGGACACATCATGCTTACCCAAGAAAGATTGAAATTTAGATTAAATTATGATCCTCTTACTGGATTGTTTTCTTGGAAGACTAAAGGCCATCCTTGTAGCAAAATTAAAATAGATGGGATATTAGGTTGTGTAAATGTGCATGGCTACATCCAAGTTAAACTAGATAACAAACATTATTTAGTGCACCGACTTGCATGGCTATATGTTTACGGGAAATTCCCTGATGGGCAGATAGATCACATTGACCATAACAAAACGAATAATAGGATTAAAAATTTAAGAGACGTTTCGCACAGTTTGAACCAACAAAATATTCTTTTCGCACCGAAAAACAAAAAACACTCAAAACTATTGGGCGCCTGTTTCCATAAGCAAACAGGAAAATTTAGAGCAAGAATTAGAACAAATGGAATACAAAAACATCTCGGAGCATTTGACACGGCACAAGAAGCGCATCAAGCCTATCTAGATGCTAAACGTAAGTTGCACTCAACTTGTACAATTTAGGAGATAGAGATGACAACAGCAGAATTAGCGACTCGTATTCTTTCACAACTAGGATTCTCTACTGCGGTAACTATGGAGCCATCAGCGGATTACCGCAGAGATAAAATAGTTGAGATGATCGAAGAGCAGAAAGCACAGTGGCTCAGGGAAGTGGCTGAAGGATTCCAAGAAGCATTTTCAGATGCAATGCAAAGCGATTTTGAAAATGGCGTTAAATGGCTTAATGAAGAATGTGTCAAAGAGTTCAAACAAAAATACCCTGAAATTTGGGATACAATTGGAATGATTGCGCGCATGGCCGAACAATCAGAAAGCAACTGAAGGAGGGATAATATGAGTGAAGTAAACTTAAATGTTACAATAAGTACCGACGTTTCAGTAATAGCGACTATTGAATTCTCGGAGGGGGAATTAAGGGCGTTAGATGCTATGACGGGGTATGGTATAGAACCCTTCCTAAAAGTTTTCTACGAAAAACTTGGGAAGCACTATATGCAACCATATGAAAAAGATCTAAGAACGTTATTTTCACGATTGGATAGCACAGTTCCAGAAGCTCTGAGGCGTGTAAAACAAGCACGAAAAATATTGGAGAAATGAAATGAACACTAGCGATGTAATGCGAAAGACTCTTGAGTTGGCGCAATCACAGCTTAATAACTACAAGAATGTACCGATGACTGACGGTGATTTGATTGCCGAACTTCAAGTCATCATAGGTAAGAAAGATGAGAAGATTGTATCGCAACAGGCTTTAATAAACGCATTTACGAAATTACCTGACATGCCAGATAACTACACTGGAATGGAGGCGCTGGCCGACCACGACAAGGAAGTACGGCGGAAGGTGCTGGAGGAAGCGTCAAAGGTTGTGGCGCGATTTAAGATTGATTGGCAAATGTGCGAAGAAGAACTCCGCCGCATGGCCGCATCCCAGAAGGTCGAGCCCGACAAGCTGGTTAATCCTGCCGGCTATTGATCTTTAGGTGGACATTGCCAAAGCATTGCAATCAGGATACCGCCTGATATACCAGCAATCGTTACGGTGAACAGTCCGATGATGGCGAATGCGTCCCATACGACTTGAAATAGCGTTGCCATCAGATCATGTCTTTCACGCAAAGATGATTCGCTAAATATGCTGGTACGGATATAGCCGGTATAGGTTGCGCTCCATCCTTGAACACATATTTTGCAATCGGCTTGTCATCCTTTCCCATTAAGACGACTTGGCTCAGAATGAACTCGTTGCTCGAGCATCCTACTGTTACCACCAGTACGCCAGCAGCATAGCCTGGCAGGTGCTTGACATTGAGCATCGGGGAATTGCTGACAAGGAAAACGGTGATATTGTCATCCTGGCGAATCACATCCTTTGAGTCGTAGGCGTATTGAACCGTCCCGATCTGGAATGAAACCGGTTCGGCACTGGCTGACAAGCAGAAAAAAATCCCGCATAGGGCTAATAGGTAACGCATAGAACCTCCTTATTGAACGGTCACGCCATCCTTAATCAAGAGCTTTTGCAGTTGATCTAGCTGATTAGCTACTTGCTCGGTTGATTCGGGGCTGTATGGGCTAACATATCCTGCGGTACTTGCTTCATCAGACTTGCTGGAATTACTATCGGTTTTGGACAGGCTACAGCCACCGGAACGGTCGTGGTACACCCTGATAACAGGATGAGACTTGTAATAGTCAGTAATAGCAGTAGCGGTGTTAAGCGTATTAGTTTGAGCATCTTGCAACTCCTTTTCATGTTGAGCATCTAACTGTTTTGCTTGGGCTGCGGCGAGTGAACCAGCTTCAGCAACACTGGCTTTGAAGGTTGTAAACTTATCGTGTTCCGGTTGATAACCTTGATGATGGCCGAAGAAGTACACCGCAACTACGATGGCAGCTACGATGCCGAGCTTTATGTACATCAGATATGGATTAAGCATTATTTTTCCCCGTTCTGGATCTTGTCGCTCTTGGTGTCCCAGTAATGTTTGCCGGTCAAAATTCCGATCATGCCGCCAATGGCGATGATGAATCCCTGATAATCTGGTGGAACGATTGCGCGGAACTTCAGGACTATCTCAATTGAAGCCCATACAGCAAGCAAGTGCGGCCAGTCGCGCAGGATGCGCTTGTATAGTTTTGTGATGGAATTCACTACTCACCATCCACATAAACTAACAGCGTGTGAACTTCTGATTCCCACATATCAGTACGAATTTGATGCGGCATAATCATGCAGCCATCCGAAGCGCTATGGTTCATTGCAAACGTGTCACCGTGACAATATAGGCCACTACGCCCGAACATCTCATTACCTGGATCAGGAATTAGCGGAATCGCAAACGGGCCAAGCTGGGAATGTTCGACTGGCTCTCCGAAGGTATAAATTCCACAAGGCAGCGGCCCGACATTCGGCACATTTTGCAATGCGTGGCTATTCACTCCATCCGGTCTTTTACCGCCATCCCCACCGGCATAACCTATCGCTACCATTGCACCGTCTGGATCGTACAGATGGCCTGTTTCTTGATTATATTTCCATTGCATTTTAGGTCTCCATCTATGCAGAATCTCGCGCTCAATCTGGGCGGATTCGATCTGCTGTTTTAAAAATTCGGTATCACGCATCACTAGCTGCTGATGGTTATTTTTCCGTCTTTTGCGAGCCAAGCAAACACTGCAAGGAGAACAATCCCACCGACCCATAGAACTTTTTTAATGACGCTTTTTCCGATGTCGGCGTAGATCGAGTCGAGGAGCTGTTTTTTAATTTCTTCGATTTCCTGATCCGAGAGCCGTCTTCGTGATTCGGGAGTGTCGTTATCATCCATTGCCTGCCTTTCGGACGTTAAAAAACCGCCGAAGCGGTGATAATTGTGTGCTTAATACCCTACCGCCAACCAAGCAACGCCACCAACACCACCCGTAAAGTAATAAAAAGACGTATTACTGGCTGTAAAGTCATTATAAACATATCCAGGATATGCTGCTGCGTATGGGCCGAGATAAGGAGAAGTAATTATATTTAATACTAAGTTAGGAAAAGCAATTGGAAAATTAACGGTCGTATAGGCTGATCCTGCATTAAAATTTCCCCATTGCACAATCAATCCACTTGGAAATTTTTGATAGCCATTCGTACCAAGTGATGCGCCTGGATTCGCTACAGCATGGACAAAAGCATCAGTTGCTATCAGCGGAGAATTGTCTGATGTTGCTTGTGTTGTTCCTGTAACAGATGCTCCTATTGTTCCTGTTACATTCGCGGCGTTGGTTGCGTTAGGCGCTGTGCCAGCAATCGAAGTGACAACCTGTATCCATCCTGACCAAATTCCACCACTACAAGTATTCGTATACATTAATCCTGCTACATTCAGGCCTTTTGCAGTAATGATGTGGGTTAAGTTTCCAGCAACGTCACTTGAATAACGCTGCAACTCAAGATGCCAATAAGCAGCAGGTAAGTTTCCCTGCGCCACTGTCAAATAAGCATCATACATCCCGCATCTTGGTAGACTATCAGCCCAAGTTTGTAGGTTTATATCTTGACCTATATATACGTTCTTGCCTGCGACTGCATAGTGTGCGTTGGTTGCGTCATTCACCGTAATCGCTGGAACCTGCCCGAGATTGACCGCCTCATTCGAGGCAACCGCATTCGCAACCTGAAAAACATTTAAGCCATTTCCGTTTACCGGCGCGACAGATAATGCCGTAGGCGCACAATAAGCCCGATCCCCAACTGACCAGTTCTGCGCTGCCGTGCCCTCTTGCGCGCGTGTCACCGTCAAGGTTGCGCCGGTTATCGCCGTTGCGTAGCAGATTTCATAGACGAGTCCGGTTGCCGCATCATTGAGGGTAATGGGTAAAACCTGCCCTGCTGATAAAGTAGGGAGTCCGACAGATGAGGCCAACGTAAGCGAAGTCGCCACGTTTGAAAATGCGCTCGCAACCGTTGTTTTGATGTTATTCGCAAACACAAAATTTGCCATATTAAGTCACCACAGTGAATGTAAGTTGAAAGGGGAGCGGCAGGATATTTTGCGCTATTAGGTTTTGTAGTGCAGTCGAGCTGGACGACAATGGGACGGTGATCGTTACCGCGCCGGATGCCATCGTGATATTGACGTTCTGAATCAGGCCAATGTCAATGTCCGATCCGTTCGCGCCATAGACGAACCGGGCCACTCTACGACGAAGCCATTGAACGGTCATTTGCTTGCCGTCACCCCGGTACAATATCCACGTCAGAACGCGTTTGTAAATATCATCATCGGCAATCGCGGCTGTCCCGCTGGCTGTTACGTTAAAGCCGTTCCATGAGATTGTGTTGTATGGGTCAGCATCCCATCCGCCGTCTGTTGTAATGGATGAGGTCGCCAGAACTGGTCGTGCTATTCCATATATCCCGCTCGCTGTCCAATCGAGCAATGATCCGGATATGGCGACTGATGTGTAAAGCCCAAGAAAGGTTGAGTTGTACCAATCAAGATAGCCCTGAGCCAGTGAATTATAAGCCGCAAAAAAGGCTTGAATATCCGCATCGTCTGCATATTGCTGATATGGGTAGGCGGGGATAATGTCCGGTATCGTTCCGGTACTGGGCGGCACAGGGAAGGATTCGATTATCATTGTGTGACCGTCACAGCGTTAGCAGCGCATGAGAAATAGCTTTCTGTATCGCCCGGAATAATGCTTGTTCCAGCGCTGGGAGCAGTTATTGTTCCGTTGATCGTGACCACGAATGTCAGCGTAGTCAGGTATTGAGCAGGCAGAACGCTGGCTACGGATTCCTGAAACACATAGGCCATTTCCAGTTCATTGATCGGCTGGCCTACCGTGATGGAATTGACATAAGCGGCCAAGGCAGGAGCGGCGAGCGCATTCACCTGTGCGCCAGAACTGAATGTCGTCAGCGTCGTGTTCCATGTCGCCGCAATGGTCACAACTTGATTTGGCGGATTGACAAAGACGATGTTGTAGGTATTGGGGTAATCGGTGATCGTAGTCGCGATGTTCCGCGCCGTGGTGACAGAACCGACGATCGAGGATAAATCCAGCACCCCGAGATAAATCGCCCCGGCTACTTCGTAAGGGTCACCCCCTCCACAAATAACTTCCCATCCGCCAGATACTTGCAGGACGGATACAAGCCTGGGCGTAACGCCGGGAACGGCAGATACAAGCGTCCTGATGAAAGCTGCCGTGCCTTGTGCGGTGACTTGTCCGGCTGTCAAGACTCTGGAGCGATACGACTCGACAGGTTCAGCGGCGCCGCCGGGAATGCCGGCCAGTGGATTGGTACACGTCAACGTATAACCGGATGGCACGGAAGTAAGAACTGTCGTCACGGATCCTGCGGGCACAGCCCATGAACCGCTGGAACTGGATACACAATAAACCGGCGCAGTCGTAAGTCCTGTCGGGATAATCGCACTCGCCTGAGTCGTGTATTGATTCGTGCCATCACTGACGATCGTACCCGCTGCAACCACATATCCCGCTTGGCCGGTGAATGTGATATAGACACTCGTATTGTACGGCTGACCTTGAGGAATTCCGGCTTGTGCGCCTAATTGCGACAGCACATAAGGATTGGCACCATAAGGCGTGACATTGTTGACCGCATCTATCCTGGCTTGGTCGATGGTATAAAGCGCACCTGTAGCAGTTGAGGATAAGTCCTCGATCAGGCTACCGGGCAGATTCGCGGTGTAATCTGGATTGGTTGCTGAGACCGCCTGAATCAATGCCGTATTCAGGCTCACCATAGAGGTCGGTACAGGCCCGGTCTGGCTCATTACGAGTGGGATGCTCATGTCGGTATTGTTGCCTCCAGCACAGACCCGTTATGGGTCACGGCTTGCACGTTATAGGTTGGCTCTTGTGTTCCGATTACTCGCGATATGACAAGAGACGCGAAGTAGGGCATGAATTGCGCCTGCGCCTTCATCACATAAAAGTCAGGGAAAATCTGCGTTACGATGGTTTGAAATGCGGGCAGTCCGTAATTGGCATAGAACGGAGACTCCCCGAGATTCAGCTTTAAGGTCTGCGCCAGTGTGGTGAGATATACCGCGTCATTGTTGCCGGCCACATCACTGGATACTTCTACCCAGCCAGTCGGGTTGCCGTTTGCATCGAAATTGCGCCCGTAGGTTCTCATGCCACCCTCCTACAAACAATCTGCGCTGCACTTTTGCAGTTATCAAAATGCCATCGTTTCATTGCTTTTGTTTCACCAACATGCAAGCAGTTTGGGCATGTAATTCTAGGCAAAATCCTACCAAAATCACGATGTTTTTTACCCGAGTGGGATAATGACATCTTTTTTCTTGTCTCGTCACTTATCGGTGGTCTCACATAAGGGGAAGACCAAATTAGTAAATTGAATTCGCGCTCCAACCTATTCAATTTTCTTGTTGCAGATCGCTTTGCTATGGATTCAGGGTTTTTCTTATACCCTTTGCCCTGTCCGAAATCTGGAACATATCCCTTATGAAAAATTGTATTGCTCGGCGGCGCGGATTTATTTAAAGCTCGACGGCGCATTCTTGTAATCTTTGCCTTTTCATTTCTGATAGAAATTTTATCTTGATGCCAAACATATCCAGAAACTCCTTCTCCACCATTCGTGTTATTGCAAAGTTCATAACCTTCACGACGAAGTTGAAAAATTTGTTGAATCTCGTCTGCGAAGGCTTGTTCTTCATCTATACATGGAAAAATAAACACACCTATATTTTCTTTTCCGTATTTGGCAATAATTCTTTTATAGTATTGATTGCGTCCACTAGTTAAGCTGTAACCGCGATTTCCAGAACCCTTCCCGACATAGAAAGGGTTTCCATTCGGCTTGCAGTGCAAATAGGTGTAAAATTGTTTCATAATTTTTTACCCTACACGGCGAACCTGCACCTGCCCTGTCCACGCATTCGGCATTGTTATTGTTCCGAGGGATGACCAGACTGTTGTGGTGTCATCCCAGTGTGTTTCAGTATCCATAATATAATTTGCGCCTGAAGTTGCACTGCGTGATCTTACAGATGAATGCTTAGTTGCCGTTGAGGTGAAAACAGTGGCCAATAAGGAATATACAGAACCATTTGAGTTATCAAGATACATAGTGCTCGAAGTACCGGTAGCGGATGCTGGAACGCTTCCTATTTGTGCATACATAAATCCTGTTGTGAATGCAGAAGCGTAAGTCGTATTGTTTGGGTTAAGAGAACAACTTATACCAGCCGCTGCTGCTGGTGTGAAATTACCGGCCATATCAATCTCATAAATCTGCCCATCACCACAAGCTATGTGCAGAGGCATGGAGGTTGCGGAGGTGAAAGAGTCCTTGGTGAATTGCCCGACATCTAAAACTCGGTCATTCGTACCATCCCATGCAACTGGAGAGTTTTGTTCCGAAATAATAGCGGTACACATCGCCTGTCCAACTGCGGCACGATAGGAGGCAGAGGCTACAGGGTCATTGCCTTGGTACGGAGTCACCGCAGCGATAGCGGCTTGCATTGCTGCCCACATCGTTGCGGCGCTCATAAAGTCCCCTTGACTAAAGTTGAAATCATAGCATGAGGCGCGCCGGTAAATGCGCAAACACAATCGCCCTGAACAATTCCCTTTGGCGTTCCAGTGCCAACAAGGTTTATCGGCTGACCGCCAGCGTCGATAGTCACACCAGACGCGCCGACCGTTATCGTAACCGTGCCGAAAGTGACTATCGTTCCACTTTGATTTGTAACAACAGACGAAGCCGTCCCGACAGTCGTTTTATTTATCACACCATTCGGGCCGCTGATCTGCGCCGCGTTCTGATCGTCGGGTGGGGAATTGGAATTGCTGACCGGCATGAACATCAAGGCGGAAAGATTCGCCGCCGGATTCATGTTCGCCGTGCCACCGCCAAGCCCTGAAATACCACCAAGATACACGTCGCACGGGATGGTGATACCCAAGTCGCCAATCTGGGTTGGCATCCTGAAATAAGGGCTTTCTGCCTTTGGAATGGTGATTTGCGGAAGCGTCCACGGAGTCGAATCAACCTCGAATTCAACCGTGACAATCGAACCGGAAACAGCCGTGACTTTACACGGCAAAGCTCTCCCTGTCCGTTGGATAGCCTCAGACGCCCTGCGGATTGCGTTTTGGTTTAGATTCTGCTGAATCCATAATTTTGAGAAGTCATCACTCATAAGGCACACACTGAAGGACTGTTACCCACGCCGCACCGTCGGCAGACCGATAGTTGCCGATATGCCGAACTGCGTTGACTCGAAACACGCCATTAAACAGCGTCTTGTATTTGATGTTCGAGGGATACGCCTCAGCCGAGGTTAAAGCCATACCCGGCGCGTTTTGCATCTTCGCGGGGAGTTGAACCAGCGAGCCGAGAGATATATCACCTCTCATAACCAGTTTGAAAATAATCGTCTTTGAAGCGATCCAGGTAGGCTGCCCGACCAAATCCGTGAATGACAATTGAATGACTTTCGGCTTGTAGGTCGAGTCGTAAACATTCAGTAATCCATTCTGCAACGCAATCATCACGCCCGGATCATTGGGGCTCAGTTTCCCTTCTGTCAGGGTTTGAACTGTCTGAGCAAGATCCTCAAGCGAAGATGAATAGTGCTGAACATCTGCCGTAGCGACGAAGGTCGGGCTGATATTGATACTTAACGGATAATCTTTTGCCGGATAGGGGATGGATAGCGCATTCCGCAAGGCGGATTCTAATGTCGTCCCATTCTTCCAGTGCAGTACGATATTACCGGGATTGTCATAGCTGTAAACCGATGGAACAATGACGAGATTGAGCGCCATTTCCGTTCCCTGCCAGTTGCCAAAAGACTGGAATATCGTGCCTCGGGTGATCCGGCCTATCTGTAATGGGTTCGCCAGCGGCAAGCCTTTCTGCATCCCGGCCATCAATGTAAAGGTCTTTTGCTTGGATGGATCAAGCGCGCCCGTATTCTCGTATTGAGGCGCGAATTCGCTCGCGTTTCCCAGATCGGTTAATGCCACACCCTCGATTTCAAATGACTGCGCCCCAGACGGGGTGCTGTACAGCGTGGTGATAATATCGAATTCGACATTTTGCGCTGCAGGATCAAATACGCCTTTCGTATGCGATGCCCAGCGCCGGAATATGGAACCGTCTGGATTCGTGATCGTGCAGTCGTAATATCTCACGGCGTAACCTCGAAGTTACCTGTTGCCGATCGATACAGCAGCGTCGAGGTTTGAAACATGCCTGGCGCCAGATAATTATCTGCATTCTGCGGTGATCCGATCAAGGGCTGATTGATAATCAGGTTCCCGAACTGGTCGTATAGCGTGATATACCACCGCTGCCCCGCAAAGTTCCATGTCACCGTGCCGTTGTAGCCCTGACCATCCAGCGTAAAGGCGGATTGAAAAGGCGGTGATGCCTGACTGAAAATCAGCGGAATATAGGTTGTCATAACGGTGACGACATGAAGTTGTTGACCGAGCCATACAACCCAGCTACTCCAGTTTGACCAGGTTGGCCCACTACCGCATTCGGCCCAGACCATTTCGAGGATGTGATTTGTCCACCTCCGGCTGTCCTGCTTGCCAGGCCATTGAGCGCAATTGCCGCATCCTGTAAAGAAATAAGCGGCTTCACAAAGTCAATCTGCCACTGGACTTGTTGTTGTTTCGTGTCTGCCGTGGTCACGTCCGTCATGGAAACCATCACGCAATCCGTGTATATGTATGATGGCGTTGCAATGATGTAAGTGCCGCCGGCGTTGTTATGATTCGTGACCGCAGTGATGATCGAGGTGAAGTGCGACAATTTGCTCAAATAGCCGCCAGAATCTTTCACCGGCGCAATCATCAACAAGGATATGTTCGTCGGTTGCTGAATAACGGCATTGGCCGCTACTTGCTGATTTGCGAAAGGGTAAGTCCCAATCGCGTTATTGATGACCGTTCCGCCCGGTATCGGTACATAGCGAATCGGGAAATCGTTAAGGCTTGCCGATCCGCTGGAAGACGCACCCTGTAGAAATCCGAACATCTGCCCGGTCAGCCCGATAATCGGCAGCAGACCTTGTGGCATGGATGAGGCAATCCCATCCTTGAGAATGATAGGCGAGACTTGAAACGATAGGTCATAAGCGTCCCGCAGGGCAGTAGAAATGTTCATTATGCAGAAATCACGGTATCGGTAAACCGTGAGAAATAGTTTGCATTTTGCCTCGGCGTGCAAAGTCGCTGCATGTATGTGGACATATAACGATAAATTGATAAAGTTTTCAATTTAGTAAACCAATCGAATTTATAGAGCTAGCCACTCTTGCAGCCGTATTGTTGTAAATAGTGACCATCGCTGGCTTGTAAGGCTTTTGTTTCAAAAGAGCATCAACAAGCCTGCTGATTCCGTGAGGGTCTTTTTTTGCCTCTGATGCTTCGTATACCGCATGAGCCTGTGCGCTTGATTTATCCCAATCACTCTGGATACTGCGAGCCGTCACTAACCCAAATGCACTTCTTGGCAACTTGACTTTGCTGGCACTTGATATTGGGGCGGATGGCGTAGAATCCGAATTGTCCAGGCCAGTCCACTTCGCCACAGCAACCACAATGCTTGCGAAATCCCCGATTGCCTGCCCGAGCTGGGCAAGGTTCTTCTGAAAGTCGCCTTTTGCCATGTAATCAGAGACGGACTGGATAATATCGCTGAACTTTTTGATATTTTCCTTTGTCGCCACCGTAATGATTAAATCCGCCAAGCTATTAGCGACAACCCGCGCAAGATGGCCGAGTTTAGGCCCAAGCGGGGCGAGTTTGTTTATCAAAACGGTATCAATTGTTACCCCTGCGCGCTCCAAGGATTTGCGAAGGCTGACCCATTGCGCTGCGGTCTTGTCCCCGAATTGCATCGTGCGCGCATCCCGAACCGTGGCTTTTTGCGCTGCAACCAATTCAGACCGTGGCGTATTCTTGAGCCGAATTGCGTCCTCAAGTGTAAAGCCCAGCTTATCAAATCCACTTGCAGGGAAATTCTGCGCCATCATTGCACCGTGATTCGGCAAGGATGCAGCCCAATCATGCAGGGCTAAAGTGGACTTCATCGCCAAGGTAACCGCGTCCGTCTTCATCACTTGGTTTAAACTGAGGCCAGTGCGTTGGCTCAGCCAGTTCTGCCCGAGCCCGTCCGTCTTGGCTAACGCGATGTTTTGCAATGTGGAGGCAGGATTCAGGAAGTTCTGAAAGTTCAGGTCGAATGCCTTGACTTGCCCGGTGCTCGCGCCCACTCCCCGGGCCGCGCTTTGCGTATTCATCGCGCCAGCGGCCAATTTACCCAAGCCGAATAGCGAACCGCCGAATATACCGGTACTCAATGCCGCCGTCTTGATGAGGAACTTGCTGATCCCGAAGATGTTGTGCCCCAGCTTGGCCGATGAATGAACCAGCTTGTCCATCGCCGATCCGCTACGTTGTGTCGTTCCGTGAAACTCTTTTTGCGCCTTGATCGCTTCTTTCAGCCCCGTCGCCAATACAGCGGATTGCATCGCTGCCGCTTTCATGGATTCAGACGTGCCCCCGGCTACCTTCTGAAAGTCAGTCGCGGTCGCATTGATCGCGCCCCCGATCTCCTTCCAGTTGTCGGGCATGCTGGCAAGGGATGCTTCATATTCTTTGTACAGAGCATGAAATTTCATGAACTGTGTATCGTCCACATCTATCGAAATTATGCTCTTGATAGTCACTTATTCACCCCTTAGTGCATCTAATATGTAACGCTCCCTGAACTCCCTGGCAGAGCGAAACGGAAATTTGTACTTTTCCGCGAAATCCATGAATCCCAGATTCGCGCAATAATTCAGGATGGAACCGACGATGCCGCCTTTGAAGTCTTTTTCTCGATCGACTTCGGCAAGGAATTGGCGAATTCCGTAAGACTCAAGGATGTGTTCGACCCCTTCAGGATGGTAGTAATCGCGTCTGCGGCCACCTTTCGCTGTGACTTTTTCACCATCGCATAATGGCAGGTAAAAAAAACGAGGGCCGATTCCCCTTCCCTCCAGTCATCCGCATCAAGTAGCCCTTGCGCGATTGCGGTATCGACAGGGAGCATTTCCCAGCCCTTGTCCGTGGCGACCAGAACCGTAGTCAAACGCTTGATCTCAGCCAGCAGAGCCAAAGCCCCCCCGTCATGGGGGGTTCCTGAGTCATCCACATCACCGACCGATAGCGCGTCCTTTTTACCTTCATCCTTCAGTGCAAGCGAAGCAATGCGCGGCCCGCTGTCCATCTGGTAAAACGTACCCTTGCTGGCCAGTTCAGCCTTCGTCGCAGCGATGATCCGATAATTCGCTTCGAACACTTCACGCGATATGGGGATGTGATAACCGTGGACGGTCGTGTGACCTTTTTCGTCAGCCCGTAATGGGACGACGATTTGCAAGGCTTCGTTGATGTGCATTACAGTGACCACAAGTTATTGTTGATGTAGAACACGCCGCGCAGCACCAGTTTGGAAACGGGATCGACACCATCGAATGCGCCCGGGTCGAAAGACTTGATAACCACGTCCGTCAGCGGTATAGCCGAGAATGAGGCCGTGTCGCTGTGAATGGTCACGTCACCAATGACACCCGTACTTTGTGCCTGTGTCATCCATGATTGCGCGAGGCTTTGAGTGCGGAGAATGCCAACATTGATCGTCGCCA